TATGAACATTCTAATAAAAAAGTCCCTTCAGTTGTAATGGTTGAATCTTGGATTGTATCTGGTGAAAACGATAAAGCATATGAATTAGGATTTGAAAAAGATAATATTTCAAAGGGGACTTGGATGGGTGGTTTCAAAGTTATGGATACACCTGAAGGGGACTACATTTGGAATGAATTTATAAAAACAGGAAAAGTAAAAGGATTTTCGGTAGAAGGTGAATTTCTTCTAAAGTTTCATCGTCAAAATTATGATGAATATTTATTAAACGAAATAATAAACATAATAAACAAAATAAACGAGTAAAAAAACTATGAACGCTAGCGAAGCTATCAGTAGTATCGTAAAATTGTTAGGTTTACAATTCAAAAAGGAGACCTTTAAATCAGTATTTTTGGTTGATGGAACGGAAGTTACAAACAATCAAGAAAGCGAATTTGAAGTAGGTCAAACTCTTTATGTTGTAAAGGAATCCACTTTGGTTCCAGCACCTGAAGGAAATCATGAAACAAGAGAAGGTTTAATTGTATCAGTAGATAGTGAATCTATTGTTATTGCAATTGCCGCAAAATCTCCTGAATCAAGTGATGTGAAAGATGCTGAAAAAGTTGATGTTGAAGACGATTCAATAATTGAAACAGAAATGACAATTGCTGAAGATGCACAAGGTCAAAAATTGGAATCAAAAACATTTGATGTAGGTGAAGAAGTTTTCTTGATTAAAGAAGACGGTGAAAAAGTACCAGCTCCAAACGGAGAACATCAAGTGGTGTTGAAAGACGAAAGTGGAAACGAAAATAAAATCAGAATTCAAGTTATGGATGGTAAAATCACTGAAAGAGAAAATGTGGAAGAGATGAAAAAACCTGAAATGATGAATACTGAATTTACAAAACAATTAGATGATATTAAAAACTCAATGATGGAGCTAATGATGCTCTTCACAGAGATGAACGGTAAATTTAAAACTGACATTTCGTCATTAAAATCAGAATTTGAAACATTCAAGAAATCACCAGAAAGAACATCTGTTGAAGAAAAAGTAACCTTCAAAGAATCTTTTGCAGATTACAAACTTGATTTAATCAAATCAATGAGAAACTTAAAATAAACAAAAAACTAAATACAAAATAAAATGGAAAATACAAAGAAAAAATTATCGTTTAACTACGATTTAAGTAACCTTCCAACATATAACAGTTATGGTTCTGACATGTTGATTAAGGCTATCTTGGGATTAACTCTTCCAAAATATGCTACAATCAGACCTAACTTGAAAGGAACAACTGAAAAAGTTGGTTTCGTTACTAACGATGTGATTTTACAAGATTTGTCTTGTGGTTTTGACCCAACAGGTAATACTACACAAAACCTTGTAACAGTTGACTTATGTAATAAAAAAGTTAACCAACAGTTATGTCCTTACGACTTATACGACACTTACTTGTCTCAGTCATTAACAAATGCAAACTTCCAAGAGACAGTTCCTTTTGAAGAGGTTATCTTAACTGATATTTCAAACAGAATTGCAAACCAAGTTGAAAAGCAATTGTGGAACAACACAGTAGCATCTGGCGGAACTTATGGTTCAGCTTGTTTCAACGGTGTTGGAGCTTTGATTACTTCAGGTAATGGTGCAACTCAAATCGCTTACTCAGCATCTACTGCTAGTAACGGTTTGGATGTATTCACAAGAATCTATGAAAGCATTCCTGCGAATGTTCTTCACAGAGATGACTTGGTAATCTTTACTTCATACGCTAACTACAGAGGTTTAGTATCTTCAATGAGAAACAACTCTTTTGTGAACTTGTTCACAATGGATTCAGCTAACGCTGCAATCGGTGAAGAGTGGTCATTGATGTTACCAGGAACCAATGTAAGAGTAATCCCAACTGTTGGTCTTGATGGTGTGTCAGCATACTACGCAGGTCCTGCAGGATACTACATGGTTGGTATGAATTCAGAAATCATGACAGTTAAATCTGTTTACGATTTATTTGAAGATATCGTTAAAATCCAGGCACATGTAACTTACGGATTAGGTATCTTTGATGTAGCATCATTCTGCTTGTGTAAGTAATCTGACTTCGGTCATAAATTGATAAAATTAAATATAAAAAAATATGGCATCATGTTATATATCAACAGGTTATACTCTTGACTGTAGAACATCATCTACAGGTGGTTTAAAGAGCATGTGGATTTTGGGTGGAGCAAGCAATAGCATCACTGGTTATACTGTTACTAATTCACAAGTAAGTGCAATTGGTGGAACAGGAACTTGGTTCAATTTCCAACTTCCAAAACAAGCAGCTTCTTTAACTGAAACACTTGGAATCAATACAACAAGTCAAAGTATAACATTTCAACCTGAGATTGTTGTGAACTTACCAAAACTTGACACAACCTTAAGAAATGTGTTCGTTGATTTGGTTGGTCAAACCGAAATCTACGCATTGGTAGAGGACAACAACAACCGTTACTGGTTAGTGTTCTTGGATAATGGTGGACAAGTGACTGCAGGTTCTTTGGCTACAGGTCAGGCTTACACCGACTTGAACGGAGCATCAGCATTAACAATGGGTGGTGGTGAACCAACTTCAATAAGAGAAGTTAAAGTAACAACTACAATTGCAGCAGTATTTACTGCTGGTGGATTCACATTCCAATCTTAATAAAAAATCAAATATTGGGGGTGGGTAAAACTACCCCCATATTTTAGCCTATATTGAAGAATGATTAGACCTTACAGACCTTCAAAACAATCAATTAATCAACCAAGAATTGGAAACATTCTTGACCCATTGGGTAATGATAAAAAATGGACAAATGTATGGGGTGCAGTAATGAATGTTCCCCAATCTTCAGGTGGACCAGCGGTTAGTCCAACACCTACACCGAGTGTAACCCCAACAATGACGGTTACACCAACTATTACCCCTACCAATACACCAACACCAAGTGTTACACCAACATCAACTGTAACTCCAACACCTTCTGTTACACCAACATCAACTGTAACACCATCAGTTACACCAACATCAACTATAACTCCATCAGTAACACCGACAAATACTGTTACACCAACACCAAGTTCAACACCACCAGCATCAGGAACAACCGAGGCTAATACATATTTAACAGCTGTTGTAAATGCAGGTGGAAGTGGAATTGATTCAACAGTATCGGCAGCAACAAGGACATTATTTACATCTTTAGTTAGTAATGGATTATGGGATAAAATTACAGCTATGTATCCATTATTAGGTGGTGTATCAGCTAGTGTAAAATTCAATGCTAAAAACCCTGTTGATACAAACGCAGCATACAGATTAACATTTAATGGAGGTTGGACATTTAATTCAAGTGGTGCCACAGGTAATAACGCTAATACATACGCAAGAACTTATATTTCAGGAACAACATTAAATACAAGATTTTCACAACACTTATCATTATATGTAACTCAAGCAACAAATGATAATTCATGCATTGAAATGGGTGCATCAAATTCAGGATTTCCTGGAACATTTACAGAATTATTTGTAGACAATATAGATTTTGGTGGAAATTATCGTGGATATAATATCAATACATCAGGTAATGGTGTTGATTCAACATCACATAGTGCGATGACTGGTTATTTTGTTTCATCAAGAGAAAGTGATACAAAATCATATTTGTATAAAAATGGTTCATTAAATTATAGTTCAACAACAGTTACAAACGGAACAACAACAACAGAAATCTATGTTGGAGCACGAAATGATGATGGAAATCCTATTGGTTATTCAAATAGACCACTTGGTTTTGTTAGTTTAGGAAATGGTTTAACTCCAAGTGAAATAACAACATTATCAACAATAATAAACACTTGGGCTACATCTATAGGTAGAAACACATATTAAAATGAAAGTAGTATTATTAACAGAATCAGAAAAAAATAGTTTGATTGGTGAATTAGTTCAACCCGATTGGTATTTTTATCCTGTTCAAGATTGTAATGGAAATTGGGTTATATCAACACAAGAGGTTGATAATTCAATTTATCCACAACACGATTGGATTAAATCAATGCCTTTAATTGATTGGTGTAAACCAATTCCAACATCAAGTTAATGACAATAGACGGGGTTCAATACGATAGACACAAAGTCAAAAGTGTTATCCTTGATTTAGAAAGTTGCAAAATAATATTAAAAGTGATATTTATAAAGGGTAAAAACGATGTGGTCAAAGTAATGGATTATTCGTTTGAAACAAATTGTGATGTCAATATAAATGAGTATATTAAAAGATTGGATAAAATTATAAATGAGTAAGGTATTTTATAGGAAGAAATTTAGTGATTATTTGGGTGAACAAAGAGCCATCCTTGATATCTATGCTGAAAATATACCTGACCCAAGTCCAACTCCAACACCTTCACCACAACCTGTAAGTCCAACAAGAACTCCGACTCCTACACCAACACCTTCAATTACGCCAACGATTACACCTACTGCTAGTGTAACTCCAACAATTACGCCTACAAATACAGTTACCCCAACTCAAACTAAATCACCAACACCGACAAGAACTGTAACTCCAACGGTGACACCAACCAATACACCATCACCAACTCCTGATGTGTTGTATGATTCATCAGTTGTTGTTGAATCTTGTGATGGAAACTTATACACAGGTGGTATTGATGTCTTTATTAATGGCACCCCATATAATATTTTACCTGATGGAACAACCACAGGAACGACAGGTTGTATTCCATTCTATATTGGAAATGGTGATTCATTTATCTATCAGATTCAATATGCTGGTTCATACACAGGTTGCACAAGTCCTGGATTTGTATGGAATGAAATTAGATATATATCATTTAGTTACAATGCTGGAATTTTACCTATTGGTGGTTATGATTATCTTGAAGCCAAATATCAAAATGGTGTGTTGGTATCAGGTCCAACACCAAGACAAGCAGCAATTAATGGTTCAAACACACCATCAGGTTGCACATCAATTACATCATATTTAGATTTAACACCTGTATTCTATATTCAAGGTGGTCCTGCTCCAAGTCCAACACCAACTGTTACACCAACCAATACCACAACCCCAACAGTAACGCCAACACCAAGTTCAACAGGATTGTCTTGTGATTTCACTTATGTGTTAAACCCAACACCTACTCCTACACCAACATCAACTGTAACCCCAACAGTTACATCAACTCCAACGGTAACACCAACACAATCTTCAGGACCTGCATTTGATGCTGATGCTGCGGCATATCTATCAGCGGTATTATCCGCTGGTGGAACATTGGATGCAACAATATCAGCAGCAACAAATACATTATTTACAGATTTAAAATCAAATGGTTTATATAATAAATTAGATGTGTTTTATCCAATGTTAGGGGCTACATCAGGTTCAACAGCATTGATGGGTAATAGGGTTTCGGGAACAACTTATGACATAACTTGGACAAATGTTGGCAATATTACTTTTGATTATTCTGGTGTTACTGGTAATGGTAGCACAACATATGGTGATACTAATTTTAACGGATATAATTTAATATCTTCTAGTGTTGCTGCTCCATCACATATTTCTGTATATGTTGGTAATAATACATCAGGTGCTTATTCAGAAATTGGAACAAGAACAAATGGAACTTGGATTTTAGCGGTTAGATTTAGTAATAACTATTTATATGGTTGGAATTATACCTCTGGTAGTGGAGAACTTAATTTTGCGACAACTGACGCTAGAGGTATGTATGTAATGTCAAGAACATCAAGCACAACGAATAAAATATTCAAGAACTCTGTTATGGAAAACAGCAATCCATTTACAGAAGTGAATACAATACCTAATTCAACAGTAAGGATATTATCAGATGGAACTTTATATTCTAATAGAAGAATACAATTCTTTAGTGTAGGAGAAGGATTGAATGATACTGAATCAACAAACTTATCAAATATCATAAACACATTCCAAACCACATTAGGAAGAAATACATATTAATATGTCAACAGTAATTCAAATAACGAGTAATAATTTCAACGGACAATATGCCGATATTACATTCTATCCTTGTTCAGGTGGAAGTATAAATCTCGGTTATCAGTTGTTGCCGTATGATTATGCTCAGGACAATTATGAAGGGACATATGACATTTATTTATCGGCTTATACACAAACATGTCAGTTGGTTATTTCGTGTCCATCACCAACCCCAACACCGACAAATACAACAACTCCAACGGTAACACCAACTCCAACGGTAACACCAACTCCAACGACTACATCTACTCCAACACCGACACCAACACCTTCAGTATTCACACCAGCTAGTATTAGTGATTTAGTTGGTTGGTTTGACGCAGGACAAGGTGTTACAACAACTTTGGGCAAAGTTAATACTTGGGATGACTTATCAAATACAATGGGTGATTTCACTTATTCAACAGGAACTAAAGCTGATTATAATTCAAGTGGTTTTGGAACTAATAATTTATCATATATTCACGGATATAATGGTGGAACTTATATAACAACATCAAACTGGCCTACTACTACCGCATCAACTGTATATATTATTTGTAGTTTTTATCAAACTATTGGTGGAGCATATCAAAGATATATGGAACAATCAGGATATGGCACAGGTTTCATATTTTTAGATGCATCATCAGGTGGTAATGATGAAGTTCAATTTGGATTTACAACTAATTTAAGTGCACCTTATATTGACCCAACAATTAATACTCCATCAGTTTTAAGAGCAAAATGGAATGGTTCAACAAACTTAATTAAATTAAATAATGGAACTGAAATTAGTACTGGTAGCGTTCTTGCATCACAACCATCAAATCCATTATATATGTTTAATGCAGCAAATACTAATTTTGGGGCTGGTTTTGATGTTGCTGAAATCATTATATATAATAAAGTGTTGAATGGAACAGAAACAACAAACCTTGAAAATTATATTTCAACTAAATATGGTATAACTTTATAAAAAATGATAATATTTGAGGAAGGAAATAATAACGCAGCGGCTACCTGTTCACGAAACAAAATGTTGACAGGTAATGTTTGTTATTTATGGTCAATGAAACATAAATTAAGTGGTGAGGTATGGAGATTCGTTCCATATCAATATCCAACCATTGTATCAGGATATCAACCTGGTTATGACCTATTTTCCATAAAGATTGACCATTCACAACCTCAAGTATTAACAGGAGCAACAAGCACAGGACAAACAAATGTTCACTTGATTGATGGTGAATACT